GTGTATGTGGACTCGTTAGGCGAGCGCTTGCCATAAGGGGCGCCGCCACCAGTTCCACCACCACCTACAACAAAGTTATAGTTAGGCGCTTTGTAAGCCCCAAGACCACCGCCACCGCCGCCGCCGCCCGCAATAAACGAATAGTTTTCAACCAAAATTGCCTTGGCTAATGATTTGATAGCCGTGCCACCATCGCCCCCCGGTTGTGGACTACGTATTTTAGAACGACTTGGGTTGCCTGTCGTGTGTTGGTATGCGCTACGTCCGCCATCACCACCATGCCCCAAAATGCGTCCACGGTTTTCAATAATGATGTTTGAGCTTGCAGGCCAGTGACTTCCCTCGATAATACCCGGCGTGTTAACGTCAGGCGCCACTACGTTCACCCCGGCATCCACAATAAATCTAATGGTGTCGTTATCACTGGGATAGCGTCCTGCTTGGGCCTTATAATACTCGTCAAGCATAAGTCCATCGTAAACCGACTGACTGATATGAACCACCGCCTCGTTGTGACCAGCGTCATTAATTGGCACGTTTATAGACAGGTTTGCGGGTGCGCTTACTGTCAGGCGCACATGCTTTTGCGGCTCCTCGAGGTTATCATCTGGCGTTGTCTTGAAGTCAATTACCGCCTGTCCATTACGCAAAATGACAGTGCCGCTATCTATCTTTTCAGGGCTTAAAACGTCATTATCGCTAGCATTTAAGACACCCTCTTTAACCAGCCAGCTTAGTATCTGACCATCAGGAATATTGCTTGCCGTGATGGTGAATCTGACCGTGCCGCCTTCGTCTATGTTGTTTTTGTTTGCGCTAACATTCCACACCGTCTCAATAGCGCTGCTAGGATCATAGCGTTCAAATATGTGTGTAGTTTGGAGAGGGTAAGCATGTGGACGCTGAGCTGTCGCGACCTCGGTCATGCCTTTTTGGCCCAAGATAACACTTGGGTTTTTAATGTAGGAGTCATTTGGATCAGTGGCAACAATGATTTTACCGGCCAATCTTCGCCAATATGTTTCCATGCCTAGCAGCTCGTCAAACGATGACTTGGGATTGGACAGAGTGTGAGAATGATACAGATATCCTATTGGAATAAGTGACTGCATGAAGAATCTGAATCGATTGATGTTCAGATACTGCGGATGAGGGTCCACTGCGGCCAAGTGGTTTTCCATAATGACCAGCGATAACGCGCCATTGGGGTCTGTCGTCACGGTCACGCTACCGGCATCCACGCCATCTAGCGCAAGTCCAAAACTGCCTACGAATGAGATATCGGGATGAATTGTGATTAGCGGCTGACTAGCAGTTGTGCTTGCAACCGCAAACAGCACATTGTTATCGGTCACAAGACCAAGCTCGAACACTTGAGTGATTGAGCTTGCGGTGATGGTGCTGCTAAAGCGCAACGTATGACTGTCAGTCTCGACATCGCCTGAGATAACGGGGTGTCTGCTGATTTCGGCCTTAAGCGCGGTCTCAGTGCCTGTGATTGTACGCTTGCCACTGCCAATAGCTAAGTGAGCTAGATTGAGAGATAGGCCAACGTCAACGCCATTTAAAGCGGCATTCTTGCCAGCATCAGTAATTTTAAAAATAATAGGTGGTGGGGTAGCTGCCATAATATCCTACACTAAGTATTCAAAGTTAACTTAGTGTAGGGGTTTAGGGGTAGTGCAATGATTGGGTGTTCCGCTACAGCCCCAGTGCCATCTTTTGCACATCGCCCAGTGCTCGGCAGTGGTCAGCGTAGACGTTATACTCGTCAAACTCAGCGCTGGGCGCGGTGCGCAGTAGTTTAATCTCGTCAGTCACACTGTATCGCTCAGCGATAGCATCTCGCACTCGCTGATTAATTAACTGCACGTGCGATGAATGCTTGCAAATCAGCTCTCGCAACTCGTCAGTCAGCTCGACTGTTTGTATTGAGTCCGCAATCTCGCTGGGTTGCTCGTTTGATAACTCTACATCGTCGGGTATGCTGACGTATGTAATATCGCCAATAGTGCAGAGCTCGGTAACATCATCGGGTGCGTTTAGCTGTCTTGTGATGTCGTGAGTTATATACTTTCGGTAGCTGGTGATATAGCTCATTATTCTGTACCTCTGCGTAGTTTAGTAGATGCTGTAGTGAGTGGGTTTTTGATGCGTGAGCCAAGTGAGATATCACTGAGTCAATTCGACCTGCTCTAACTGCGCGACGGGCCTTGTAAAGACTGTGCTTTCTAACAAATCGCGATGAGCGCCATGTTCTGTAGCCGCAAAAATTAACACCTCGTCTGGAGTTGGCGATAGTCGACTTCGACAGTGATAGTTTTAACTCTTGTCTGACGAACTCAGTAATCTTAGTCCTGTGTGCTAGCGCCTCGTCCCTGGTTAGCCCGAACAAGATAAAATCATCAACATAGCGGCAATAGCCTGCGCGGGGCTTGAGCTCTCTTGTGATATAGTGATCGACCGGATTCATATATATCAGTGCGTACATCTGAGACAGCAGGTTGCCTATAGGGATGCCAGTGGGCTGTGAGTAATCAGCAAACATCATCATCAAGTCGATTAGTCTTGGGTCTTTGATTTTACGTAATAGCAGCCGCTCAAGAATAGGCCGGTCAATGCTGTAAAAAAATTTGCGTATATCAAGTTGGAGAGTGTAGCTATCAGCAGGTGAGCGCCTTAACGCCGCTTGCGCGTAGTCAGCCGCTTTGTGCGTACCCTTGCCAATTCTGCAAGCAAACGACTGGTTAATAAATGTTCGCTCGTAAATTGGCATCACTGCGTTATATATTGCATATTGAACCACGCAGTCTCTAAACGCAGGTGCATAAATGGTTCTGGTCTTGGGCTCATGAACTATGAATTTGAAATACGGCCTTGGCTGATAAGTGCCAGCCACAAGCTCGTCATGTAGCGCACCAAGCTCCAACCCTAGTTTTTTCTCAAACTGAAAGCATGACCGGCGCCCACCCTTGCTGCGTCGTGCGTCTAAGTAGCCCTGCCATAGCGCTTGTTTTGATATAACGCCATCATACAAACCACCAACTCTTTTCATAAAATTCTCAATAAAATGGTGCGTCTGACGGTCAGAAACCCTACTAGAAATACGCACCCAGTCCGATTTTGCTTAAAGCAGGAAATCGCCTCCCTTGGCACCACGCAGCATCTTGCTGCTTTGGGTGGAGCCGAGTCCGCCCGAAACCCAACGTTGTTGTTGCTGTTCGCGCGCGAGTTATTGTAGTTGACGCACCAGACACCGGCGTTAGAACTGTTGTTCCAGTTACCGCCGACGATAGGGCACACACATATTAAGACGACTCCCCAAACCTATTGGTTGTTTGACTTAATCCAACCTCCTATGATTCTACCTATCTCATCGATTTTGGTTGAGATGGCTAAATAGCGCTTTGCGCTTAGTTTGTCGGCGGGCATCTTGTCGGTTTCCGGATGTCCGAAGTAGCCGAGCTCAAACGCCAGCCTTACCAGCATCCGTAGTTGCTCGTGTTTAATATCCAAATTTGTTAACGTGGTTTTTTTGTGGTGTCGCTTTTGCGCCTCAACGATATAGTCGTACATCTCGTATGCCGTCATGCGTATCTTAAGTGCCAAGCCATGTCGCTCATGACTCGGAAAGTGATTAAGATAGATGTTTAAAAGCTTCATCATTTGAATAAACCTACGGTCAAGATTTGCCTCGCTATCAACCGCCATTCAATCCACCCTCCCTCCCTCACTATCGTTCGGTCGCCCAAGGTACAAGGCCGCCCGAAACCCAACGCTGGTGGTGCCGCTGGTCGCGCGCGAGGTAGTGCAGGCGACGCACCAGACACCGGCGCCAGAACCGGCGTACCAGTAACCGCCGACGAGAGGGCACAAGTGCTGCGGCCTATTGTCGTAGAAACGGTCGTTACCAAAAATGTTTGTACCGCCCGCTCCGCCCGCTAGCGGTATACCCGCGCAGGACGCAAGCCAGTCCGCGCCGCTGCTAGCACTAGAAAACACCTGCGTACTCACCGAGCCGATTGCGAAGTTGCGAGAAGCGCCCGACAGCTCACCATAGCTTGCGCCCAGTGATTCGTAGTTTTTTGCCATAGACGCAGTGCCCCAGGCATCATTTGCCAGCGTTGCACCGCTCGTTAATGATGCCGCTTTAGCGGATGTCTTGAGCACATAAAAATTACCGTCTGTTTGCGTCAGTCCAAGCACTATCTCCCACATATTGCCGTTTAAATCCGCCACCCCGCACAACTGGCCATTATGCGTGGTCTTTGCAAAAGGTTCGCCCGAGCCCGTCTTTCCCATATTCTGGTAGCCGCCATCTGCATAGACCACTGATGTGTCGTTAACGTCTCGCAAAGCATTGTTGTTACAGCCTTTTGGATAGTTTGTTGCGCCTAATGGGTCATACCAAGCGCAAACACTCGTGCTTTTAGCGGCTTGAGCATGAGCCATGCTTAACAGTGACAGTGCGCGCTGTATAAAGATAGTTGTCGGGAAAAACTCAGCGCCGCGAGTTTTTGCAGACTCAATTGCGCCTGAATAATTATTAGACGGCGAACCTGTTAAGCCACTAAACGGATTGTTAGCAACACTTGATGACAAGGGACTGCCGTTTTTAATTGAGCTTGCAATGCCACCGTTGTTACTGCACAAATACTTATCTACAAAAAAACAGTCCTTTAGCTTGCCGTCATCATAAAACGCTCGGTGTACCGCATACCCTGCCGCATTTGCTGCTGCCACATCTGCAAAATCATGCTTAGACTTAACGTCTAGCGCATTGACGCCATACTCAGCGTATCTCGGACTGTCAGGATGCCCCCAGCGGTAATAAAACATTGGCACACAATCCATGATAGAGCCGTCAGAATATTGATAGTTGCCGTAGTTTTCGTGCCCCCTGATGCGAGTGCCTTCCATCTCGCTCATGCCCGTAGGTAATTTGTTTGTAGGACTCACCCCAAAACTTATTTCGCCTGCAATGCCGATGCTATCAGTGGCTATTAATGGCGAGTAGACATACTGGCTAAATGGAGCTGATTTAGACATCTCCAAGGCAACACGGAGTTTTTCTTTTGTGTTAGTGAGTAGTGCCAATTTATCTGCAATAGTCATGGCTGCTCTCCGTTAATCGCATCGAGCAACGTCTCGATATCACCAAGCCTATTGGTAAGTAGTTTTTGCGACACGGCTAACGTATCAGACTGCCCTAGCGAGGTCGTGACCTGAACTGCATCAGACCTAATGCCCTTAATGTCAGAGCCAATCGCCTCGGCAAGCCTTTTTATTTCTACAACCCTTGTCATTTATTACACCTTAGCTGCCGTGTAGTCGACAACAAAATCATAATCAGGGTCGCCCAAACCTAGGTTCTCTGCTCCCTGCTTTTTCTCAATTGCTGTAAATGTCTGGGCGGCATCGACACGAACACGCTTGCCAAGAGATGTGGCAATAGTTGCAGCAAAGCTTGGGTCATTACCAATGGCGTCACCTAGCTCTTTTAATGTATCTAGCGCCGTGCCAGCACCATCAGTTAGGTCGTTTTTAACTGCCACTTTAGCAGCTTCAATAGTGTCAAAAACCTTATCAGCAGACCATACAACATCAGTTGCGCCATTACCTGCCATATCGTCAATCTGCGCGCCGTTTGGCTCATTGGCCAGAACATACAGCTCGTTGATAGCCGCTACTAGGTTTGTTTTGGCGGTAGTGCTGAGTGATGACAAGTCACCTGTAGATGTCTTCAGGGCTTTGATGTCTGCGCCCATAGCGGTCGCAAGTTGCTTAATTCGTTCTTCACGGGTCGCCATGCGAACCTCCTTGATTGGTTAATTGCTAGCTAAGATGTAATGGGCTAAAAAATCTATATCAGGTGGCTGTGAGACCAGCTTGTTATCACTACCTAGTGATAGATTGTTTGGGGTATCAATGCTGATTAGCTCAGATGCACCCAGGGTTATAGCTGACGCCACAAGCTTGCCATCACTACCCACTGTTAGGGCGTTTGGCAGGTCATCACTAATCATTTCGCTGGGCGGAATCGCCACAGGCACAAACGTACTCATCTGCAAGACTAGATTGGCGATATTGTGAGCTTGCGTTGTATTGGGCGCAAAAGTCTGAATTGATACCACTAACTCTGCCATGCCGCCTCCCTAAGGCTTAGTAACAGCTGGGTACACTGTCATTGTAAACGTCTGACTGGACATACGACTGCCATCCTTAGAGAAGAGAACGTCAATGCTGACTGGGCCGGTCGGTAATTTATTAAGCGCAGGCTTAAGCGTGAACTTGCCATTCTCAATATCATCATCAACAACGATGAGTGTTCCTACCAGCTCTCCCGATGATCCGCGCATCTCCGCTTTAATCTCGATGCCTTCAAGACTTATTGGCGCCTTAGCGTCATCTAGATACTGACAAGCGATAACCACCGTATCGTATTCTTTAATTTTGGGTTTATGAAAGCTGCTTCGCATAATAATTAGCCTCTAGTTGCCCTCTATTTTAGTGGGCTTGCCAGCAATGATTCCGCGGTGTTCCATCACTCAAGCTCACTTGCCAGCGCTTCAAGCTCATTCCATTCCTGCTGGTCTTTATCTGCAGCATCAGCGATATGAATGCCGTCCGATGGTGCGTAATCAATGCCCTCCATGAAAGCAAAGGCAAAAGTATCTGCAATATCTGGCGATGGAATGCCCATCTTCTTCATGTCATCCTTACTCATCATCTTCCAGCGGCCCTTGTCATCAAACGAATAAGGCAGCTTGGTCATCTGCTCCTCAAGATTGGTTTTAACCTGATACATTTTTTGCACTTTGGCGCTGATGCTAAAGCGACCCATCTCAACCGATTTAGCCATGCCCACATACGCATGAGATCGCTTGTTGTAATAATCCAGTTTTAGCTGATTGTTAAAGCAAGGTACGCCCCAGTGCACTTTCTCAAAGTAAACGCTTTCAGCATCCAAGCTTTGACACAAGCCAGTACCAACACCCAGCGGGTCGATGACCAGAGTTGCGCCTGGGTATTCGTTTAGCGCATCCATTACCCGCGCTTTAATCTCGTTAATGTCGGCTCGGTTGCTAAACAGCGGGATATCGACAATATGAGCATAGCGCTCGATACGTCGCTTATATTCTTTATCAACAACCTGCATGACGGTGATAACACTACTGTCACGCCCAACGTTGCCGCCAACGTCCACAGTGATGGTATAGCCGTAACGGTCGCCCTCTTTGATGACACACTCGCTCTCAAGCATCCCTGTAACGTCTGAGCGAGTAAGTAAAAACTCACCTTTTAATTCTGGGAATTTGCCACGAATACGGATCATATAGCCTGGATGATCACGACTGCCGTACTGATATAGCGCCTCTCTAATCTTCTCTTCACTGACCAGCGGTGACATCTCACCATTGAATTCAAGCGCAATCCATACGCCGTCATTGTGGTGACTGAGTTTGTGATGGGTGTCGTAGAAAAATCCGGCATTGGTGGCGGGCTGTGAAGTTAAGACAGCGCGGTTATTCTTGTGAGTTAATGCACCAATGGCCACATCCATCACTGCATCATCAATACCGCAAGCCTCATCCGCCCATACCATGTAGTGGTCGCCATGCTGACCGGCGATATTGGTTGGCTGGTGCTTGGGCGCAGTCTTAGCGAAGACAAACCACGTGTCTTTAAAGCCTTTGATGTAGATTTTCTCAGCCAACACCACAACATAATCAGCAAGCCAGCCCAATGCCTTGTTGTTACGCAGCCTTTGCAGGCAGATATTAATCTCTTTCCACACGACCGTTCGCAGCTGCCCAATCTGAGGCGCCGTGAATAGCATTACGGATTCGGGATAGAAAAGAAGGTGCCAGAGGGCGATGATGCCGGCGCTTCGG